GTCCAGCGAGAGCGTGGAGCCGTCGCCGCGTCGAAGCAACGGGATGAGCTTGTTGCCTTTCATCTCCTCGCCGCCTTCCTGGTGGCCTTGCAGCACTGCGGCTTCACGCACGCTTCCGGATGGTCGGCGTGGAACTCGGCCCGCTCCGCCCATCCAAGGGACAGGAACTCAAGGGCGCGCGGTTCGGGGAGGTCGTAGACCTGTCCCTCGCCATAGCCCTCGTCAGCCATCCCGACGGTCTGCAGCATCTTGACCTTCATGGAAATCCCCTGGGGAGGTTTCCCTCCCCAGGGGGTTGAGTCTCAGTCACCGATCAGGTGGCAGAGCTGCGCAGGAACCGGAACGCATCGGTCTGCGTGTACTTGATGTCGACGCGGCTCGTGCACACCATGCCGATGTTGTCCTCGTCGGCGTAGCGCTCGTTCAGCACGCGGAGGCTGAACTGGCTGCGCTGGCCGATCACGAGGTAATCGAACGCACCGATCAGACCGCAGATGCCGCCGCTGGTGTAGCCCTGCGAGGTGGTCGCAGGATCAGGCACGTAGTGCGACGCGTAGATCGGGATGCCCATGAACCGATCGGGCTCCCCGAGGATGCCCGAGGGCTGCCAGTAGTACGTGGTCGTCGAGCTGGCAATCACGGGCATTGCGCGGATGTAGGAGAGCAGCTTGTCGCTGACGAGGATCGCACAGCTGGGGTGCTGGCGGTACTGACGCGGCAGGCTGTACACGACATTGAGCAGGTCCTGCGCGACGATGACATTCGTTGCGGCGGTCGTGACCTTCGTAATCGCGCCACCGGAGAAGCCAGTGATGTAGGACAGGATGCCCGAGGGCTGGCCGCTGCCCGTGCCCGACACAAAGGCCTCCTCCTCCTTCTCGCCCATCACGCGACCGAACTGATCGGCGAGGATGGATTCGATGGAGAAGCCCGGGCCGCGCGACGGCGCATCAGCCAGCAGTTCGTTGCTGATCTTGCTGAAGACGCGCATCGTGTGCGGCTGCAGCACGACATTGCTGAACTGACCGCTGCTTTCGTTCTTCGCCGCAGCCTCGCTCTCGTAGGACGCGGTGGCGAAGGTGGACTCCAGCACGATGTCGGTCTTGAAGGTGCCGAGCGGCATCACATTCGCGACCTGCCGCATCCCGTTGGTCAGGAACCGCTTCTTGATGAGTTGGTTGTAGAACTCGGTGGCGGGCAGGAAGCCGCCGTCCGCGTTGGTGCCCTCGCTCATCGCGCGGTACTCGTCGCCCGTCAGCCCGGTCTGCCCCTTCGTGAGGTAGGACAGGAACGCGCTGCGGTACTCCTCGCCGTCAAGGAACTTGCCGAGCCGACGCTCCTGCTTCGGCGTGAGGCTGCGCTCCTCGGCCATCTGCTGGATGGCGAGGCCACGGGTGTTCGTCGCCTTGGTCTGCGCGTCCAGCAGGGCGTAGTGCTGGTCACGCAACTTGATGAGGTCCGCAAGGCGGCTGTTGTTCTTGGCGTACTGCTCCTCCTCCTCCTTGCCCATCGGCTCACCCTTCTCGGTGGCAGATGCGACAGCGGCCTTCATGCGCTCGTAGAGGGCTCCGATCTCGTCAGTGATTTCGCGAATCGTCATTGTGGTTCCTTATGAACGGGTGTACAGGCTGTATCCGGCAGCGGCCTTCGGGTGCATCACCGCGCCCGCCGCTCGGAAGGTCGCGTGGATGATGGATTGATTGAACGCCATGCGGCTCTCCCTGTCAACCGACACCACCAATCCCTTGTCGGCCAGCATGACCTGCGTGGGATCGAAGATCAGGATGTCGGGACAGTCCGCAATCGCAAGCCCGCTGGTCGCGGTCGGCATGGAATCGTCGGTGTACCACGGCACGCCGTAGACAGCGCGATACACGCCGTCTTCGCAGCGTTCGGAATCCATGGCAATGACGCGTCCGATGATTTGATTCGTCGATCCGAAGACACTGTCCGTCTGCAGATGATGCGTCTGATGCACGGGCGCAGATGCCATGCACAACCTGCTCCGCTGTTCCTGCTTGAACAGCGTTGTGCCAGCGGCGACTCCTCCGATGGCTGCAGGACCAATGTTACTGCACATCCGCAGCAAGTTCGTGAAAGTCGCGTGCCCGCCTGTGGTCTCGTTCACATTGTGCCGCGCGGTCGTGACAGCCGCGCCGATCTTCGCCAGCAGGTAGCCCTGCACCTTCTCGGAGATCGCGCTTGCCATCGCCGTTGACACCACATTCAAGACCTGCGAATCAGCCAGCAACTCGTTGCTGACGATCTGCATGGTTCGGAAGGTCTCGAATGCGGGCTGGTACGCGCCGAAGGTGTAACTCTCCTCCAACGAGGCGAACATCATCGTGTGCGTGCCCGTGCCTGTCGTGGTGATGTCAATCGCCGCCCCGCCAGCCGTCAGAGCCAACTTGAAGGTATTGGCAGTGACATCGCGCACGAAATAGATCGTGCCAGCCGTCAGCGGCGCGGGAAGCGTTCCGCTGGATACGACCTGCACGGTCGTGTTTACGGCGAAACCGTGCGCCGTGATGGTGATGAGATCCGATGTAGCAGCAGTGAACTCGCGCTGGCCTTCCGGCAGGATCTGCACGGCATCCTCGCCGTCGATGTACGGAGCCTTCATCGTCATCGCCAGATCCGCAACGGATCGGAATGCCGAATCAGCCTTGACGCGGTTCACCTTGCTCAGCAGCCAAGTGTCGTACACCCGCTGCGATACGCCCAACTGCAAGCCTTCCACGGGCCCGCCCTGCTGTGCGACCACAAGATTCGCCACCAAATTGCCACCACCGGGGAAACCGCCTTCTTCGCCTTCACCGAGTGCCTCTGGCATGATCAGACCTTATGAATGGGATTCGGGATGAGGAACGGCCTGCGCCGGAATCCGGCCATGTGCCGCGCACGCGCCGACAGCCGCGCCTCCGGATTCGCCGGGAACGCGACGAGCGACACTTCGTACAGATCGACATCGGTGATGAGCCGATGCACCGCGCCATCGCGTCGATCAAACTTCTGCTCCTTCACGCGGAAGCCGAACGACATGGCATCAATCGTTCCGCTCTGCACCAGCGCGAACGCATCGCGGCTTTCCTGCGTGTCCACCGGATGAATCTCGGCTCGCAGGCCACGCTCGTCAGGAACAAGTCGCAGCGTTCCGTTCTTCGTTCGCCCGATCACGCGCGACTGATTGTGCCCGATGAGCGCGAACACATCGGGCATCTCGCGCAGCGTGCGATCGAAAGCCGCGCGATCAATCGTCTCCAGCACGGACTCCACCGGATACGCCTGCCCGAATGTGGCGGCGTATCCAACGAGCACCGGAGCAGCGGCTTCGCGCTGCTCCAGTGCCACCGCTGCGGTTCGCAGTTCGATCTCGTGCTGCATGAAGGGAGAGTAGGTCATCGTGGCCGCGCTTTCAATCGTCCGTACCACGCGCCCGGTCGATCTGCGCGGACTTCGCTTCCGCCCACGATTTCCCGCTGTCGCCGCCCCACAGCAGCCATGCGATCAGGCCGTTGGACGGGTAGCCGTCCTCGCCTTGCTTCCAGCCGCTTGCCTGCTTGTCGACTTCGTGCCGCGCGAAGAACGAAACCATCCGCTTCACGGTATCCGGGGACAAGCGAACGCGGTTGGAGATGTCCCTTGCCCGCGCGACACCGACCGCCGTTCCGCCGCGACCGTGTTCCTTACGCAGGTCAAGCCCGCGCTGCGCGTTCGCGGCCATTGTCTCCGTCGGGCGAAGGTCAATCTCCTCCAGCGTAAGCGCGCGCTCCTCGGATGGTTCAGTATCCGGCTCGTTGCTGATTGCATCGGGCTCGGTGATGTCGGTGAACTGCTCACCACCGTATGGCGTGCTGGCGGGCACCATGTTGACGGGCTGCAGGAAGACATCGCCTTCCGGCCCGATGCTGTTCCGTCCGATCTCCGCGCGGATTTCATTGACGGACATGAAGCCGAACTGCCGCGCAACGCTGAACGAGCGATATCGCGAGAGGGTATCGGCGCGCAGCATGGCATCGAAACTGATTTCCGTATCCAAGTCTTCGTCCTTGCGGAACAACTTGCGACGCGCTTCTGCCTCAAGGCGCGCTGCCCACGACGAAAGACAGTTGGTGACCCATTCCCGGTTCGCCTGTTCCGCGCTGGCGTAGGACTGCTTCTGACCGAGGCCGATGACGCTCGGGGGCACGCGGTACATCGCGCAGATTTCCTCGCGCTGGAAGGCTCGACCCTCCAGCCATTGCGAATCCTGCGGAGACAGACTGATCGGCTGATACTTCAACCCGCCTTCCAGCACGGCGATTGCCCCGGCGGATTGCACGCCACGCATACGCGCCTCCCACGATTCGCGCATCCGCGCGACCGCTTCCGGCGTGAGTTCCTTGTCCGTGGAAAGCACGCCGCTTGGTCGCGACGCGTTGCGCCAATACGAGGCTCCGAACGCCTCTGCCGCGATGGACAGGCCGATGGCCTGCCGAGCAAGCGACAGCGGCGAGTAGCCGAGGAGTCCGTCCGGCGACATCCACATCAGGTGGAAGATCTCGTTGCCGCTGAAGACCGAGCGACCAATCTCGTCGCGTCCTCCTCCGTAGAGATACGCGATTTCCCCGGTGCTCAACCGCTGCACTTCCATCAGGTCAGGTCGCAGGAAATGCAACGCCATCGGTCGGCCATCGGGCGACCGTTCAATCAGGCTGTAGGCGTTGCCTGTCAGGCACGCGCTGGTCAGCATCAATTCGCGCCACGACAGGGCAGACATCTGCTCATTCGGTGCGATGTTCAGCAGCCGATGCACGGGATGCTCGTTGCGAACGCGACGCTGGCCTCGCTCGTTGCCCATGACGCTCCACGGCAACTTGGCGACTTCGGTTGCGATGGCCTGCACGCAGGCATTCACCGTGACGCAAGACAGAGCCACCGTGGGAGTGATCGCCTGCCCGGTGTCGGCCCACAGCCCCGTGTAGACCTGCATTCCACCCGTAGGCGGCTGACCCGGCGGCACGGTGCTGGTGAACCGCCGAAACTCAATCTCGCCGATGAATGGGATCTTCAGAGCCATATGATTCCTCGTTCGTTGTAGACGCTTGTTTGCTGCTGCTCATCATGCAGGCTGGCAGCAACCGCGATGATGGACGCCAC